GCTGCATCAAGAGAAAGTAAAGGTCATTATCTTGAAAGTGATTTTACTACCTACTAAAGGAGGCAATTATGTTTATAGGCCATTATAGAGCCGTTGATAAAGCTAAAGAATTTTATTCTAATAAAAGACAAAAATTAGATTTTCCTACTCAGGTTGAGTATAAAAAAGAAAGATACCTACTAGTATCTACTTACACAGTATCTGGTGGTAGCCAAGAAAATAACATCAAGAATAGAGCTATTGAGCTAGACATCCCTTACGATATTGAATTAGATTAATGAACTTTGAAGTTTTTTGCGACGGAGCTTCAAGGGGGCAGGGGCAAAAGAAAACTGGCGAAGCTGCATGCTCTGTGGTTGTATACAAAAATAGAAAAAAAATAGCACAGTTTTCTAGGGGGCTTGGCCCAAGAACAAACAATGAAGCTGAGTACGAGGCCGTTATAGCTGGTCTACTAATATCTGCAATGGCTGATTTAGCTGATCCTATTATTTATACTGATTCAGCTGTAGTCGCAAACCAAATAAATGGTAAATGGGAATGCAAAAATAAGTTGCTGCTACCTTTATTGATGACTATCGAAGAAATAAAATCAGAGTATAATTTCAGGGTTATCCAGGTTCCAAGATCTTTTGTTTGGGAACCCGATGCGCTGGCAAATGCTTTCTTAGATGAATTAGAAATTAGAAATCAAAAAATGCAATAATTTTCTGCTATACTTAGTGTATGAAAAAATTTGTTAACGACCAACCAATAATACTTGGCCTATCTGGTAAAGCTGGAAGTGGAAAAACTTCTGTAGCGGAATCAATAATCCCAAAAGGTTCAATGGAAACTGTAAAGTTTGGGATAAATTGGGATCATATTTTCTACGCTCTTCCACTCTACGAGATGGCTTCAATAAAGAAAAACATAGTAGGCCTTAATGAAGAATCAAGAAAGCTTTACTCCCTTCATGAAGTTCTATACGAGGTCTATGGCGGGTCATCAATAGGCAACATGCCGCACTACGATATTCTTATTGAAAAGGTAAAGCAGATTTACAATACTCCGATAGAAGAAGAGGGCTATAAGCCTAGAACATTTCTTCAAAAAGCTGGTGATATCTGTAGAGAATATGACGAAAATTGTTTTTCAAATTGGGCGATTATAAAAGCAAATAAAATGTATAGAAACTATTTGAAAAATCATGATGAAGACAACGTTAACCCTATGTGCGTTATAGTGTCTGATGTGCGTTATTTAAACGAAGCTAAGAATATTCTCAAGCAGCCTAACGGATTTGTTATTAGTTTTGATGCTGATAAAGAAGTTCTTGATGAGCGAATTTTAAAACGAGATGGTGCTATAATGAACAGTGAACAGTCTGGACATAGTTCGGAGATGGAAGCAGAAAAAGTTAAGCAAATAGCTTCTGCTATTATAGATACAAATGATATGAGTTTAGAACAACAAGTTGTGGCAACGCTAGAGTGCCTCGGAATAGGAATAAAAAATAATGCCTAAGATTAATAAAAGTGCTCAAGAATCATCCTCATTTGATTCTCCCATAGACAACGTAGTTAATTCTGTATCTGCAGACTTGGCAATTACGACTTCACCAGTCTTTATTTGTGGAGTAAATAGAAAAATAAACATTGGCAATTTTGAGAACATTGACGTCTATGCCGCAGTTACGATACCGCTGCCGAACGCGTCCTTTGAAGATAAAGAAGGTCTTAGATTGGCTATAGAAGACGCAGCTGCATACGGGTTTTCAGTTGTTTCCAAAGAAACTGGTGACAGATATTCTTTAATTAAAGAATCACAACAGGGCAACAAGTAAAAGCCAGTTGCAAATTACAATTATATAATATATAATATTACTATTATCATCACAAGACAAAAATAGAGGTTAAAATGTTTAAGAAAATAGCAACCAAAATAAAGCAAGCAATTTTTAAAGCACAAAAAATACAAGCAGATGGTCCTATGGCAAAGGCACAAGCAAAGATCATTGACGATCTTGTAGAGCAAGCAGATGCTGTAGCCGAAATAGCTAAAGATGCTGCTAAGAATATAGTCGCAGATGCAAAGAAGGAAGTCGCCAAAGCTGCAAAGAAGGCTACTACCACTAAGGCTAAGAAGGTTGGTCCCCGCCCAGAAGATGCCGCACGTGCAGCAGATTCAGCCCAGGCAAAAAAGGGTCGTCCAAAAAAGTCCGCTAAATAAATGTCTTTAGCTAAATTCAGAAAAATTTCTAAAGGTAACGCAGCTCCAGTTAAGGTTCTAGGAGAACCTCCATCGGATAAGCCAAAGAAAAAAAACAATGAGTAAAAAATACTTTAGTTTAAGTAATTTTCTTTGGAAAATAATATTTAAATTATCCGATATAACTGAAGCTTTGGAGAAGAGACAGAAAAAGTAATTGCTATGGGAATTGGTTCTGTAGATAATATTGTCGTAAACAATGACGTGTTGCCGGCCGGTGACATACAAGTCTTATTGGGACACATACTGCAATCGAATACTTCAAATGACCTAATGCCGAATGGCCCAGGTTGCGATTATTACCCAAACGGTGATCCTGTGACGGTCAAAACCGTACCATACTTCTCCGCGCCTGCAGATGTTAAACCAATTTTATTTAATTTGATTAATCAAGTTAAAGATAAACTTGAGTATAAATATGGACAAAGATTGGTTTGTGACCCCCAAATATGGGGTAGAATTTGGTCTATTGGAGATTTCCAAACCATGCATTCTGACAGCGAATATAATAATTCTGAATTATCTTTAGAAATAAACCATTCAGACCCACACTGGCACGGGCACATGCCTAGATTTTTATCTGATTATTCTTCTTTAGTCTATTTAAATGATGACTATGAGGGGGGGGAAATTGTGTTCCCAGAGTACGACTTAGCAATAAAGCCAAAGGCTGGAGAGGTTGTTACATTCCCAACAAATGCGATGTACTTACATGCTGTAAATCACGTAAAAAGCGGTACTAGATATAATATCGTTTTAAAATGGTTTAGAAAAACCACATTGATTGCTAACACAATGCCAAGAAATATAGCTATTGAAAATTTAGTTAAAACTTTTAAAGGGTAATTTAATTATGGTTATGAAAAAAAACATTTATATAGCTGGTCCTAGGATGGGTCAAAATAATTTTTTATATGGCGTGGAGTTAAAGAGCGCCCCAAAGCCTCGTAAATCTCCAAAGGTAAACAGTACTAAAAGTAGGAGGAAAAAATAATGGCTAAATCTGCTGCTTGGCAACGCAAAGAAGGCAAAAATCCTGCTGGCGGTTTGAACGCTAAGGGACGCGCCTCATACAAGGCTCAGACGGGTGGCACGCTAAAGCCACCAGTGTCGTCTAAGCAGGCTAAGAAGTCACCAAAGGCGGCAGCTCGACGTAAGTCGTTTTGCGCTCGCATGGGTGGTATGCCGGGGCCAATGAAAGATTCCAAAGGTCGTCCTACTCGCAAGGCTTTGTCTCTGCGTAAATGGGATTGTTAATAAATAAAACAACTAATCAAAATAGGAGAAAACAATGGCAATGAAAAAGCAACCAAAGAAGATGACAAAGGCACCGGCACCAGCAGCGAAAGCTGGGATGACCTCTGCCCAAAAGAAGCTTCCACCATTTATTCAGGCAGCTATAGCTAAAAAGAAAAAGAAATAATAAATTTACAAAAATAGGAGAATATTATGGCTATGAAAAAAAAGAGTGGAAAAGCAGACCCAGCAGCTGTTGCTTCTAAAAAGCAAAAAGTTACCGGAATGATACAAAAGGGTATGACTACCCCAATGTTTGACGGAAAAAAGAATCGTCCTAAGAAAAGCTCAAAATAGAGAAATGAAATAAATCAAGGATTATTATTACTATGTCTAAGTACGTACAAAACGTTATGCCTGTTGAAAAACAGGAACCGGTTAAGAGGACAGCGAAAAAAGCTGTCCCAAAAAAAGCTAGCAAAAAAACTAAGGAGAAATAAATCATGGCTATGAAGAAATCAAAAGGCAAGGGTGCTAGTGCGCCAGAACCAACCGCTTCAAGCGGTCAGATGAAGATGGCACAACGCCCAGTCAAAAACCCTGCAACCTTAAAGAATGTTGCAACCGGGGGTAAAGGTACAACAGCGCCAAAGCCAGCGGTAACATCGGGTCAGATGAAGATGGCACAACGCCCAATCAAAGTGCTCGGCAAGATCGGCACCAGCAAAGGCAAGAAGTAGTATTTAAACTATTACAACAACAGGTCTGTCTTGATTGATTGGCCTGTTGTTGTGTTTACAATAAGGTACGAGAGGAAAAATTATGAGTAAAGTTGCTTGGGATTATATAGTTCCAGTAGTACTACCTAAAGATCTTAAGGGCATTGAGCCTGGTAAGCTTCCTGCGCATCTCTTGCGCCCTATTGAAGCTGGTGGAAAAATGCACTGGCTTGCCGCCGCCGCTTACAATGCAATGGATGAGGCAGCAAAGGCTGAAGGCGTTGAGCTTAAGCCTACATCAGCAGGCGATACATATAGAAGTTATGAGAGTCAGCTTGCTGGCTTTAAACAAAGATACCAGCTTGAACCAGTAGTTGGAACTAGCACAAAGACTTTTGAAGGTAAGACATGGTATCTTAAAAAAGGCATGGCTATGTTGGCTACGCCTGGTAAGTCGCAGCATAATCTCGGCTTGGCGGTTGACATTGCTAATGCATCAGAACCAAAGCGCCTCAATTGGATGATTGCGAATGTAAAGAAGTTTGGTTTTTCATGGGAAGTTGTCCCTTCAGAGCCATGGCATCTTAGATATGTAAATGGAGATACACCTCCTCCAGCAGTAGCTGAGTGGATGGCAAAGAACAACTGGGAAAAACCAGCAGGTTCTGCTGCTCCAGCCGCAGGTGGTGGCAATGATATAGCGAAGCTTCAGGAAGCACTTAAGATAAAAGGATTTTACAAGGGTGAAATCAATGGTCAAAAAGATGCAGCAACAGATGCAGCCGTAAAAGCTTTTAAAATAGCGAATAAGCTCCCTGCCGATTCAGTTGCTGGACCAAAGGTCAAAGAATTGCTTGGAATTGCATGATATGGAGCAGATTACTGTTGCTCTCATTGGTGTTGTCGGTGTTATTATTGTTGCTCTTCTAGAAAAAAGTAGAAAAGAAAACAAAGAAGATCACGGCTACGTAAAAGATCATCTTACCAGAATAGAAGATAAGATCGATGGCCACATTGGCGACCACGCTTCTGCCCATGTTATAATGGATAATATCAAATTTAAAACTGGTGAATATGTAAAAGAAAGAAAGGCCAGAAGTGGCAGCAAAAAAATCAACCGATAAATGGATACAAGGTGCGATTAAAAGACCCGGTGCTTTTACAGCCAAGGCTAAGAAAGCTGGAAAATCTGTAGCCGGAATGGCATCAGCTGTTACCAAGAATCCAGATAAATACAGTCCGTTAACAGTCAAGCAGGCAAACCTTGCTAAAACTCTTAGAAAGATTAACAAGAAAAAATAATTATGAACTGCACAAATATAAATCATCACGTTGACAATGGAGATTCATGCAACCATGCTTCTTCTGCCTCCAATATGGGCCAGGGCCACAACCCTCACGATATGCACTGGCATATAAACAAAAATTCTTTTAAGGGCTGGGGGTTAAACTGTGTTTACTTCGCTCTTCACGCAGTTCAAATATACCTCATACTAAGGATATC